AACATTAGTAAAAACTCCTTATAAGAAAACAAAGTTTAAGGATCAAAAACAATTAGACGATTATATTAAATGTTGTGATCCTGATACGGGTCATCTATACTTCATGGATAACTTCTTTATGATACAGCACCCAACACGTGGTAGTATGCACTATCATCCATGGGACTTTCAAAAGGAGTTGATTGAAACATATCACAAATATCGTTTTAGTATTAATTTGATGGCACGACAAACAGGTAAGTCAACTAGTGCGGCAGGTTACTTACTATGGTATGCAATGTTTGTACCTGATAGTACTGTATTAATAGCCGCACACAAATATGCTGGTGCACAAGAGATTATGCAACGTGTACGTTATGCATATGAAAACTGCCCCGATCATATTAAAGCAGGTGCAGTTGACTATAACAAAGGTAGTTTAACATTTGATAACGGTAGTCGTATCATTAGTGCAACAACTACTGAAAATACAGGTCGTGGTCTGTCTATTTCATTATTATACTTAGATGAGTTTGCATTCGTTCGACCAACTATTGCTAGTGAGTTTTGGACATCTATTACTCCTACATTAAGTACAGGTGGTAAAGCGATTATTACTTCAACCCCTAACTCTGACGAAGACCAGTTTGCACTAATTTGGAAAGGTGCTAATAAATGTCAAGATGAGTTTGGTAACAAAACTGATTTAGGTATAAACGGATTCAAAGCATATAAAGCAACTTGGCATGCACACCCGGAACGTGATGATAAGTGGGCTGATGAAATGCGTTCTCAACTTGGAGAAGATAGATTTCGCCGAGAGATGAATTGTGAATTCATTATTGCTGATGAAACATTAATTGCACCTACTACATTAATTGACTTAGAATCTAAAGAACCTATATTAAGACAGGGACAAGTTCGCTGGTACAAAAAACCCACAAAAGGAAACGTGTATGTAGTTGCACTAGATCCTAGTATTGGTTCAGGTGGTGATCCATCCGGTATACAGGTTTTTGAAGCAAACACAATGACACAAGTTGGCGAGTGGAAACATAATAAAACAGATATACCAACTCAAATTAAACTAATAGCACAAATTAATAAGTACATAGTTGATTGTACAACTGAGCCAAAGAACTTATATTATAGTATCGAGAATAATACAGTAGGTGAAGCAGCGTTAGTATCATTAAATGAATATGGTGAGCAAAATATATTGGGTAGTTTTGTTAGTGAACCCGGTAAAAAGCGCAAAGGTTTTGCAACTACGAATAAAAGTAAATTAACCGCTTGTGCCAAATTTAAGACGTTATTAGAAAGTAAAAAAATGACGATCCATAGTCATAGTCTAATTAGTGAACTCAAGACCTTTGTTGCAAAGGGTGCTAGTTATGAAGCTAAATTAGGAGAAACCGATGATTTGATTATGGCTTCATTGTTAGCGGTACGGGTAACTCAGTTATTGAGTACTTTTAACGTCAATTTAGATGAATATATGAGAGACCATTCAGAAATCATCATGCCTATGCCCTTCATTGCAGTTTTTGCATAAATACAACATGAGTAATAATTCCGAACAACTTAACTTACAAATAGATAGATTCTTACGCGGTGAAGGAGTTTTAGCCAATAGAGAACAATATTATGATAGTTCCGGCGACATCACAACTGCAAATAATGCTGAAGTCTTCAAATGTCAATGGATAAAAGATGACAAAGAATATGATGACTTTTATGTATCTATTGACGGATCCAAAAACTTAATAGTTTATTATGATGATAGTATTGCCAATAGTCCAAAACATGTTAAAGATGGTACTGATAGTTGGTACGAATTTATCACACACTTAAGAAATACTTTCTTTTCAAAATTGAAATTTGAATTAAAACCAAGCGAACATTTAGGACCTGATATGCAACAACGAGCACACTTAAAGAAATTAGATGAGGGTTACTACCCAATGGGTAAAGCCAAAAGTTATAGTGATAATATCCCTGCAACTAAAATCATTATCCAGCACAATCGTGCACTTGAAGAAGGTGAACAACGTTATCGTAATGTTGCACGTATTTTTATTGAAAATGCAATTGGTGAGCGCACATTGGCACCTACAACTAAACCGGGATTAGCAAGAACTTTTGCAAGACATATTGCTGAAGGCGGCAAGCCAAATGATGAACGTTGGAACCATATTACAAGTTTGTGTGAAGAATATCAAAAGATGGCAGGATTTGTTCGTGCCACACGCGGCAACCAATTCAATGAATCAGCACAACGTTTAGTTACTGAAGGTATTAATCATTATCAAAACTTACGTGAGACATTACATAAGTTAACAGGTAAAAAAGGGTACAATAGTTATTTTGAAAGTTATACACCTCCGTTAATGGAAGATGAACAACAAGAAGACTTAAGTGAAATGTTTATGAATAGTACACTAGATCCACGTATTGAAAGTGTAATGCCTATATTAAGCAAACTAAGCAAGAACATTAGCGAAACTAAAGACTTGGCTGAAGTTGTAGAGTTAGAAGAATGGGCAGATAGTTTAGTAGAGTTTGCACCACCTAGTAGCAATGACGGCGATTGGAATGGCGGTGATGAAGAAGATATGTTACACAAACTAGCCAGTGTGTGGTGGTTAGGTGACGAAAAAGAAATGATTAAAGCTGAACGAACATTAGCATCAATGGGCTGGGAAATTGGTGAAGATGAAGGATATGATGAAGGTGGTGTATTCGTGGTTCGTGCCGGAGATGTTAATGGTAAAAGTTATATTAGCTGGTCACATGATGATTTGCAATTGAATGAAGGCACTGATGACTATGTTGATCCGGAAGAAGCAGATTACGGTGAAGAGTACCAAAACATGGTAAAAGGTGCCGGCGAATTTGTTAAAGGTGTTGACCAACGTAAGTTAGACACCATCAAACGTATGCATGATATCATCAATAGTAAAAACAAAGAACAACCGGTAGATGAAGGTACTTATTCTCACGATGTAGAGAGAGCGTTTCCTAATGGCAAGGCAAGTGGTGTAAAAACACACTCAAATAAACCCGCAGTTGTTAAGACTAATAAACCAATTGGCACTAGAGTTGCTGATATAGGCAAAGGTGGAAAAGAACACAACGTTAAAACTGATAAAGAGTGGGATAAACAAAAAGGTGTGGAAGAAGGCTTAGGTTATAGTCAAGATCCAGAACAAGCAAAATGGTATCACGAAGGTCGTAAGGCATTTAAGGGAGGTACTACGGGTAACTTAATACAAGACATTGCCAAAAAACACAATTGTCCACCTGAGTGGTTGAAAGCATTTCATGCCGGATATCAAGACCAAGAAGGCTGGGGCAAGGACGATGTGTCTGAAGAAAGTAAAGGCTTATGGGCTAATATACATGCTAAACAAAAACGCATTAAGAATGGTAGTGGTGAACATATGCGTAAGCCGGGTAGCAAAGGTGCACCAACTGTTGATGCATTAAGAAAAGCAAAAACAGAAGACGTATCAGAAAATTTAGACGATAATCAAAAATCTGCAGGGCAATGGGGACCAACTGGGCGTCATGCAAAAAAAGGCGATTTGGTAGGAGTATCAGAAGGACAAAAAGAACTAGAAACCATTAAGAGATTATTGGGTAAATAAGTTTTCAAAAACCTCACTTAAAAGGTGAGGTTTGCCATATCCGGCATAAATACTATTGACATGAGAAAAAAGTATGTTATACTTCACGTGTTAGTTATGTAATAATGCATAGCGAATAAAAAACAAAGACCATCTTAATTTATAAAGGAATATATTTATGGCTACCCTAGCAGACATTCGTGCACGTATCGCTGCACAAGAAAATAAAGGTTCTGGTTCTACCCAGAAACAATCAGATAATACTATCTATCCCCATTGGAACGCTGATGAAGGCACTACAGTAACTGCCCGATTCTTGCCTGATGGCGACAATAAAAACCCATTCTTCTGGGTTGAAAAACAAATCATTAAACTGCCATTTAATGGCGTCAAAGGCAACTCTGAAATGAAACGAGTTGAAGTACAAGTTCCTTGTACTGAAATGTATGACCCTAAATGGTTGTGTCCCATTCTACAAGAAATTCGTCCATGGTATAAAGATGAAAGTCTTAAAGAGTTGGCAAACAAATACTGGAAGAAACGTAGTTACTTCTTTCAAGGATTTGTACGTCAAAATCCAATTGGTGATGATGCTACTCCAAACAATCCAATTCGTAGGTTTGTTATTAGTTCACAAATAAAGACTATCATTCAAGCAAGTTTGATGGATCCTGAAATTGAAGAATTGCCAACAGACTTTGTTCGTGGTCTAGACTTTAACATTCGTAAGATTGCAGGTAAAGGCGGCTACGCAGATTATTCTACAAGTAGTTGGTCACGCAAAGAAAGTGCGTTAACGCAAGCAGAACAAACTGCTATTGATAGTTTTGGTTTATTTAACTTAGTAGATTTCTTACCAAAGAAACCAACTGACGTTGAATTGCGAATCATCAAAGAAATGTTTGATGCAAGTGTAGATGGTCAACCCTATGATTTAGAGCGTTGGGGTTCTTACTATCGTCCATATGGCTTGGAAGCACCGTCAGGTTCTACTGCCGACACAACAACTGCGACTACTGAAACTAGCGCACCGGCAGATGAATCTGAATCAGTAGATAGCCCTGTAGTTGTTCCTAAAACATCTCCTAGTAGTGAAAAAGCACAAGACATTCTAGCAATGATTCGTGCACGTAATACTAAAGCAGCCTAAGGCAAAAGGGGAACAATGTTCCCCTACTTTAAGGAGACTATTATGACATTACCAGACGAAAGATACCGTGCTATTAAGCAAGGTAAAAAACTACTAGAAGAATTGTGCGATCCAGGCAAGACTCCAAGAGTACCTAGCACAGTTCGTGATAGAGCAAGAGGTGCGTTGAGGCATTTCCCGCAAGACTACGAGATAGACCTTATTACGGAAAAATGTCCTGATTTGCTTGATAAAGAAGTATTTTCAGTTTATAATAACAAAACTAATCGATAACATTTAAAGGAGAACGATTTGGTAAAACCATATGATTTTAGCAAATTTAGAAAAGACATTACTAAGTCAATTGAGGGACTTAGTGTAGGGTTTAATGATCCGACCGACTGGATCAATACGGGGAATTATGCACTCAATTATCTTATCAGTGGTGATTTTAACAAAGGCGTGCCTTTGGGGAAGGTCACTGTATTTGCTGGTGAAAGTGGTTCGGGCAAAAGTTATATCTGTTCAGGCAATCTCGTCCGACACGCACAACAACAAGGAATCTTTGTTGTGCTTATTGATACGGAAAATGCCTTGGATGAAAAATGGTTGCAAGCGTTAGGTGTCGATACAGGTGAAGACAAACTGTTAAAACTTAACATGGCAATGATTGATGATGTAGCAAAGACCATTAGTAAATTTGTAGCAGACTATAAATTATTATCACTTGAAGACAGGCCAAAAGTATTATTTGTATTAGATAGTTTAGGCATGTTGTTAACACCAACAGACGTTAATCAATTTGATGCAGGTGATTTAAAGGGCGACATGGGTCGTAAGCCTAAAGCATTGGCTGCTCTTGTTCGTAACTCTGTTAATATGTTTGGTAATCTAAACATTGGTATGGTTGCAACTAATCACACATACGCAAGTCAAGATATGTTTGACCCGGACGACAAAGTATCAGGTGGTCAGGGCTTTGTATATGCAAGTAGTATTCTTGTTGCTATGAAAAAACTCAAACTTAAAGAGGATGAAGATGGTAATAAGGTTTCAGAAGTAAGAGGTATTCGTGCCGCTTGTAAGGTTATGAAGACACGTTATGCTAAACCGTTCGAGACATTGCAAATTAAGATTCCATACGAAACAGGTATGAATCCATATAGTGGGTTGCTTGATATGTTTGAAAAGGCTGACATTCTTAAGAAAGAAGGTAATCGTTTAAGTTATACTACTAATGACGGTGAAATATTAAAATTCTTTCGCAAAGGTTGGGAAAGTAATGAAGATAAATGTTTAGATAAGGTAATGGCAGAATACAAAGAGCCCACAATTACTAACGTGGATCTTAGTACAGAACCAAATGTTGAACAAGATACTGAATAATTATAAAGGTTTTAATTAAATGGATTTAGCTATAATTTCTGAAATATGGGACGCATTAAGAAACCATATCGATTTTAATGATAGAAGTGATGCAAGTGACACAATTGTCAATTTATTGATTGAACATAATTATGAACCAGATGATATTAAAGAAGCCTTCCGCGGTGACAAAGATATCAGCGTAGCATTAAAATATTATGCCGATCAACATGATATGGATGAAGAATACGAAGATGAAGAAACGGATGAAGACTCAGACGAAGATTCAGATTGGTAATCAATGTCAAACTGGTACACAAGAGTAACCAATGATTTATCAGTAATACCGGATTTTATTTCAAACTACGAAACAGAATTAATTTCGGCTAAGAATGAAGTAAAGATTTATGGTAATGTTGAAAAGAATATTTCCAACTTACCCGGTATTACTGAAAATCGTTTTAACCAACTACAAGAAATTGAAGCGGTATTGAATTACCTCAACATTCAATTACGGAAAATTCGCCGAAAGCATTTTCAAAAATATTTAGAAGCGTATAATAGACAACTCTCAAGTAGAGATGCCGAAAAGTATGTAGAAGGTGAACAAGAAGTGATTGATTATGAAACACTTATTAATGAAATTGCATATTTGCGTAATCGTTGGTTAGGCATTATGAAGGGTCTTGAAGCCAAACAATGGCAAATGGGACACATTGTTAAATTACGAACAGCCGGAATGGAAGATATAACTATATGAGTTCACTTATGCACGGATACACCCCCACGCCGGTGCCGTCACTTACTATCAGTAACATAGCCTCATCACAATCAAATTATAGCTATCAAGGTGCTGGTATTCAGTTAAACACCGGTGTCAATCTTAACAATATATTTGATTCTCTTAATGAGACCTCTGATAATTATAAAAAGTATGAAATTTTTGAATTAAAAGAAGATGTATTAGTGTTGAGTGCAACTTGGAAAAGATTACGCAATGAAAAGAAGTTTCAAGGATCTATATCCAAACTAGTAGACCATACCTTGTTTTCAGAAATACAACCTGAAGATAGAGAACAGGCAAACAGTATACGTGATTATTACAGTAAAAAAGTAATGATGCTAAAACTTAAAGGTAAACGTCTTACTAACTTTAGAGAAGACTTGAATAGTTTTATTCATAGTGATGGTACAATGGTTAAGGAAGGAATGTTTCCTTTAGTTTATAGATTACCTGAATTTTATGAATATGATAGAACCATTGATGATATAAAAGCAAAATTAGATTTGCTAGATTTAACAGTATCACATGCAAAATATGCAGGAAAAACTAATATATATAAATGTGCCTATATAGGTCAGACCTTTAAAAAAACAAAACGTCTAAAAAGTTTAGAATATTGGTTTAAGGCTGAAACCAATGAATGTGTCAAGATACAACTAGAACCTTCAAATCCGTTGTTGCACATGTGGGATAGTATAATTAGTAGTAAGAAAGTATTACAAATTAAAGGTAATACTAAAGTAGTAAAAAGTGACGATTTTGACTACTTGTTGTTAAATGATTGGAAATTGATGAATTTTGTTTGACAATAAATCCTGTTTGTACTATAATTGATTTCTTGTCAACTAAAGGAGCAAAAACGATGGAATGCACATTCTGTAGAAAATGGCACTTTGCAGGGTTCAAGTCTTGTAATCACCCTGATAAAGACAAGAAAAAAGTTGTTGCATAAAAACAACAAATCATATGCCCGAAATTTGACTACAAATCAATATGGGCTTATAATACTTGTATTGAATGATTAATAACAGGAGTCTAAATGTCTACAGTTCGTATCTTGTCAGGTTCTTATCGTAACAAACCCGTGAAAAACAAAGAGTTTACATTAGTCAAAGGTTTTCAAACAGGTGCAAAAGGTGGTTTTGTAACTGTAAAAAACGAAGGTCAATTCAATATTGATATTGAAGAAGTTCGTGTGTTAGTAGATAATATGCAACAAATTGAGTTTATTAAAGGAGAAGAAATGTCAAAGTCAAATACAGTTGAGTTTGTAACACCCAAGCAAACTGAAACTGATGAACAAGCAATGGATCGTATTGCAACACGATTTGCAATTTTAGATGAAATGTCTAAAGCGGCTATCAATAGTGATATTCGTGCTATGATTGTTTCAGGACCTCCCGGCATCGGTAAGAGTTTTGGTGTGTACCAACAATTAGAAAAATCTAGTTTGTTTGACCAAATCGCAGGCAAACGTGCACGTTTTGAAATTGTTAAAGGTGCTATGACTGCATTGGGTCTGTACACTCAATTGTACAAATACAGTGACCGCAAGAATGTGTTAGTGTTTGACGATTGTGATTCAGTTTTTGCTGATGACTTGTCATTGAACATTCTTAAAGCGGCCCTCGATTCAGGTAAGCGTAGAAAAATTTGTTGGAATAGTGATTCACGTTTGTTGCGTGACGAAGGTATCCCGCAATCATTTGACTTTAACGGCAGTGTGATTTTTATTACTAACTTGAAATTTTCAAGTGTGAAATCTAAAAAATTGCAAGACCATTTAGAGGCATTGCAAAGTCGTTGTCACTTTTTGGACTTGACTATTGATAACGAACATGACAAAATGTTGCGTATCAAACAGGTGCACCGTGATGCTGAAGGTGGTTTGTTTTCTGAGTACAAC